ACTTTGAGGTTTAGTGCCTAAATATGCCATGTTATGCTACGTCTGTTAAAAGCGAAACAATCACATCTGCTGTACCGCTATCTTTTTTAACTTTAATTGACCCACCACTAGGTATTACTATTTTTCCGTTTACACACTCCAAACTGGAGCCTTGAGGCAAAGGCGCATTTTTAACAATGTATCTATCACTAGACCCATCATTAAGAACTGCATCTACATTTATAGAAGTAGTACCTGTGTTAGAAATAAGTAAACCAATTACGATTTGCTTATTACTTGTAGTTGAGACAACAGTTGTTAAATTATTATTAGCTAAAGTAGCATCTGCTTGCGCAAAATTATTTGCCATTTATATTTACCTATTGTTGTTGTTGTTAAAAATTAACCAAGTGCGATTGCAAAAGGAATACTGTTATCCGAAGTTGCAATGCTCAAGGTTTCGTTTCCACCATCAGAATTTTCGGTGAAAGTTATATTACTGCCAGCAACTAATTTTCCATTTAGAAAACCAGCAGTTGTATCGTTAGATGACACTTTAGTTTTAACATCAGTGTCAGCAGTGATAGTCTGCCATGCAGAGCCATCATAATATTTTAAAACATTTGAACTTGTATTAAATGCAAGATCACCAGCATCAAGACTTGTACTAGGGTCTGAACTTTCTACTCTATATCTTTCAGCAAAACTATTTACTCCACTAATATTCAAAGCAGTAGTGTTCACATTACTTATTGAGCCTGCAACAGTATTTACATTGGCAATATCCGTTGCAACTGTGTCCATGTTGCTAACATTAGAAGCTGTAGCAAGCGTGTTCATGTCAGAAACAATATCGGCTGTTGCAAGAGTGTTCATATCTGAAACAACATCAGCAGTCGCTAGAGTATTCATATCCGCAACTACATCAGCAGTCGCTAAGGTATTCATATCAGCAACAATGTCTGCAGTTGCTAAAGTATTCATATCTGCAACTACATCAGCAGTTCCAAGAATTGCTAAGTCTGCTACCGCATCAGCAGTTCCTAATCTTCCAATTTCAGTAGCCTTACCTGCCACCGCACCTATATCAGTCGCATCAGCCGCCACTGCAGTTATATCGCTAGAAATTCCTGCTGTAGTTGTGACATCACTCGAAATTCCTGCAACTGTCGTTATGTTGCCAGAAATTCCTGCCAGAGTTGACATGTTAGTTACATTAGAAGCTGTAGCTAATGTGTTCATGTCTGAAACTACGTCAGCATTTGCGAGAGTATTTAGGTCAGCTACAACATCTGCTGTACCCAGAGTATTCATGTCGGCTACAACGTCTGCTGTGCCTAAAGTATTCATGTCAGCCACAGCGTCAGCAGTACCAAGTCTACCAATCTCAGTTGATTGACCAGCAACAGTTGTTAAATTAGTTTTATCAGTAGTAGATAGCCAAGTGTTTTCTAAATAATATTTTGTTACCGCATCTTGATCAGCAGTTGGATTAGCAACATTTTTTATTCTTGTACTTTCAGCATCATAGATACCATCATTTGCTTTACCAAGTTTATCTTCAACCTCATCAACTGTTTCTTGTGCAACAAAGAAGTTTTGATTTGCTGATTTATCTAAATCACTTTCAGTTAAAACTGAGCCATCAGAAAAATCTACAAGTCTGGCATTAGTTGGTGTGTCTCTATCTATCTTAACAACAGCTCCATTAGAAGGCATTGAAGATGTTTGTATTCTTGAACTATTGACAAATGTAAAAGATGCATCTTCAACATTGTCTACATAAACTTTGATATGTGACTGTTCGATATAACTAAAAGTAATATCAAATTGATTTGTAGAGCCATTGGCTGTGTACGTTACATAAGATAAAGCCATTTTACAACAGACCCTCTAATTCAGAAGGTATAGCTCCTCTTTTATATTCCAGTTTATTATCTCTCATTTTATCTATCTCATCTAATAAAATTATTTTTTCACCAGTAGGGGATGTAAATTCTAACTCAGCAATTTCATCAAAAGCTTCTTCTCTGTACTCATTAATAATATTCATTATTTCGACTATCTTTGTGCCTTTGAATTTATTGTTGCGATCAAATTGAAGATTATCTGTGTAATCAGTGTCAAAGTTAGGGTCATTGACTAACTCTTCTAACTCTTTTCTTAAATCTGTTTTAGCTAATGCTTCATTCCATAATCTATATGCTGAGTCTCTACCAATTTTATATTGTGTTAAATTAACACCATTATAAATTTCTGGTACTGGCATTATTGGATTTTTTAAATTGGATAAAACAGCATGCAGTTTATCTTCTTTCATTCTTTCAGGAAGCATTGGCATTACTGCATCACTCCAAAAGTTACCTTGTCTTATGTCAGGCTCTCCTAACCAGTTATACTTAGGCTCAACAAACTTTGAGAAGAAAGGTAATCTGTTCATAATTTCATCACCAACAGTTCTTGTTTCTCTCATTGTTTTATCAAACTTAAATTTAGAAACTATGTTTGGCACAACCATACTTGCAACTTTTTCTCTTAACACTTTCTTTAAAGAGTCAGGATTACTGTCAAACAATGCATCCATTGCATTAGATACTAATTCTAAATACGTTTTTGATGCAATGTTGTTAGTAAATGTTTTTAAACCTAAAGCGGCAGTTCCCATTGTCATATTTGAAATGGTAGACATTAAAGTATAGTGAGCAAACTCTGCTTGTTCTTTTTCAGACATTTGATCTTGCAAAGAAACAAAGTCAGCAACTAAACCAAAGAACATACCAAAAGGGTCTAATCTTCCATAAGGAATATAAACATCACCAAACTTAAATGAGTATGGTTTAAACTTTGCTCTCTTTTGTTGTTCTTTTAATTTGTAATCTTCATAGCCACCACCAGTAATCATTCCAGCTTTTACTAAGCCTATAGCAGTTCCAATAAATGACATGCCTACAATCATCCCACCTAAAGCTTCTGCTTGTTTGACTGGGTTATTACCAAACATTTCATTTTTAAATCTTTTACTAAATCCGTTTAGTCCTGGCACTCTACGAATAACATTACTTGCAATGTTAAGTGGAGTTCTAATAAAAGGCATTAATTGTCTAAAAGCTGGAAAGTTTGTTGCCTGTCTTTGTAAAAACCCACCAGTAGAATTAGGATTTAATTCATCCGTAAATGTATTTGTCCTAGCATATTCTAATGCTTCTTTATCTTTTGCTATAACCTTATCAACAAAACCATCTTCAAATCTTTTCATGACATGCAATTCAAAATCTGAAATTGGTTTGCCACCAAATGTTTTATCTTTAACAGTAGATTTACCAAGATTGCGTGCTTCTCTTACTGCTATTGAATAAAGTTTGCCTCTATAGTTTATCCCTTTAAACAGCTCATCACTTGCATTTAAGGCTCTAGTAGGAAATCTTATTATTTTTCCAAAAATACTTTTACCTGTAGCCTCTTCAACACCTTCTACTTTTCCAACTTTACCATCTAAAATACCTTCAGAATTAAGAAAAGCTTTGCCAGCCATTTTGCGAGCATCATTCATATACATCATCATGCCAGCATAAATATCCAAAGCCTCATCAGCTACATTATCAAAATATTTTTCTCTGGTTAGAAGCTTCATTGCTTTAGCTCCTACATACTGCTCAACTGGTCTTAACAGACCCATAATTAAGTTTGAGGTCATATTAACAATGTGAGTTGATGGTGAAGATAAGATTGAGTTAATCCAAATTTCGTTTGCTACATTCCATGTTTTGTTTCCAAATACCCAATTCATAACTCTCATTATGGCATGAGGATTGTCTACATATGCAATCTTACGCATGAATTTTTGTTTGTCACCACCATAGCTTTTAACAAGCTCGATTTCTTTTGCGACTTTTTCTATAGAAACATCTGCTTGAGTAACTGTAATGTTTTTAGCATTAAGCATCCTTCCAACATTTCTTTCTATAATTTTTTCATCAAGTAGAAGTGTTGCAAGAACATCTACAACTTTATCAAAATCTTTTTCAGTCCAAGTTGTCGAAACACCATTTGCAGGATTTTTAGAAGCTTCTATTAATCTTGCAATCTTAGGAAGTGCATTGGCATAACTTTGTGCCAAAGATAAACCAGCAACAATATACTTACTTGCGCCATCAATATTTTTTGCAAGTTTGTTCATGCTTGCCATAGCCTTCATGGGGTCTTGCATTAAAAGCTCAGCTCTCTTTTGAACTATTGCATGTGTTTCTACTGCATCAAATGCATCTGATTTTTGTGTTTTTAAATTTTGTATAACATCAGAAATAATAATGTGATGCTCTGGTAAATCATTTAGATTTTTTCCATTAATACCTATGTCTAAAGTTTCATCTAATTCTAATTCACCTTTTCGATAACTCTCAATATTTTTAAGAAGTGTATTAATACCTTCTTTTCCATATCCTAAATTCTGATCTGCAAATTTTTCTTTAAGACCCTCTTTAGAAACATTGACGTTATCTACTTGAACTTTTGGGTCTAATTTAGTTTTAACTTCATCAACTCTAGTAACATTAGTTGGGTCTTCCCCTTTTGATATTGCATCAAGGTTATCAGCTAATTCTTGTTCTGTTTGTTCAATAAATTTTTCATCTTCATCTATTTGTTTTTGACTAACCTTTTTGCCCTCACTTCTCGCTTTACGAAGTTTAAGGTATCTAAAAGATGAAAATAAACCCTCTAAAGGTAATCCTATTAAAAATCCTTCTAAAGCATTTTTAAATCTACCTTCTGCAAATGTATCATTAGGGTCTGAAGCAAGATACTTTGTTAATGCATTATCAAATCCAAACTCCAAAGCCATATCCGATAGTCTTGGCATATGCTCATCAAAAACTACTGCATCAGCAATAGCGGAGGCTGTCATTGTTTTAGCAAAGTTGTTTGCTGTATTTTTTAATAATTGTGATTTTGTTTGTTCTTTTGTAAGTTTTTTAGTTGCCCATCCAGCACCATCTAATAATCTCTTACCACCAACAAAACCAGTTAGAAATTGAGAAACTCCTTTTATCATTGAGCCATGTAAATATTCAGGCTCGTCTATGCTATAAAACTCTTTAGCTTCGTCTACGTTCTTTGAATAAACATCAGCTAACTTTGTTAATCCAGTTTTTGCATTAGGGTCATCTTTTTTAGCTCGAATGTAATCAATAGCTTCTTGACCAGACCTAATATTAAACTGACCATCATCTATTGTAACAACTGGGATGTTAATACCCTGTTCTAATGCTTTCTCTCTAATAGAGGCACTTAAATCATCTAAGCTAAACTTCTCATTCGCAATCTCAGAGAGTCCTCCAATAGCTTTAGCAGTGTTGACAGTTGCATCAACTATACCTCCAGCAATTTGTTCAGGGATTTCTGTTATTCGACTTTCAGCTTGTGGCTCTGTTGGTTGCGCTTGGGTTTCTGGCTGAGAAATATAAACTTTATGTGCATTAGCTCCATACTTAGCATCAAAGTCTGCAGTTGAAAGTTTACCTGTTTTTAAATTAAAAATATCTTGATCAGTAGGCATTGTTATATTTAGTTGTTATCTCCAGTATTTGAT